CGTGCGCAAGTTTATGAAATCTTGAACCGCATTGGCGCAATGAGCGTTGATGAAATTCGTGAGGAAGAAGATATGCTGCTATGAAAAAAGTAATCACACCAATGACAATCACCGCGGCTGATTCCAACAGTCGCACGATCAGTGGCCGAATTGTTACGTTCAACGAAACAGGCAATGCATCAATTGGCAAAGTGCAATTTGCACAAAATTCAATTGACGCAACACCCGTTTTGCTGAATCTTGAACATGACCGCACCCGCAGAATTGGCAAAACATTAAGCATTGAGACAACTGAATTTGGAATTGACGCAACTTTCAAAATTGCAAACACAACTGCTGGCACTGACGCATTAGTTGAGGCACAAGAAGGTTTGCGTGACGGTTTCAGCGTTGAAGTTGCCTATGACGAATACGAAACATTGAAGGACGGAACCGTTCGCATTTTGAAAGGCGAATTGTCAGGCGTTGCACTTACAAGCGAACCCGCTATTCGAAGCGCACGTGTGACTGAAGTGGCCGCAACAACGGCTGATGAAGAAGGCACTGAACAAGTTTCTGACTCAACAATTGGGGCAGAAGAAACACCAACAACAAAAGGAGACGAAGTGGAAAACACCGTCAATGACGCTTCAGCCGTAGAGACGGTCGAAGCCGCACAGTCAATCACCGCCGCTGCAAAACCAGCAATCGGTGGCACATTCACAAAGCCACGCATTGAGTTAACTGCTGCAAAGTATCTTGAAAATAAGGTTCTTGCTGCACTAGGAAGCGAAGATGCACGCCAATATCTTATGGCAGCAGATAACAACACAACAGATTCAGCTGGACTTGTTCCAACACGTCAGTTGTCAGAAGTTATCAACGGCCTATCAACAACAATTCGTCCAAGCATTGAAGCAATTTCCCGTGGGGCATTGCCTGATGCTGGCATGACTTTTGAAATTCCAAAAATCACAGTTGTACCAACAGTGGCAGAAACTGCTGAAGGTTCAGGATTTTCTGACACCAATATGGAATCAGCATTCATTTCAGTGCCAGTGAAGAAATTCGCAGGTCAACAAAATTTTACGGTGGAATTGCTCACACGCACTTCACCACTTTTTTATGATGAGTTGCTTCGTAACATGGTTGCGGCCATGGCTAAGGCACAAAATGCTTATGTTTCATCAATCCTTGTTGCGAACGCAACTATTGACGGAACAACATTGTCAGCACTTCCAACTGCTGCTGAATTACTAGCATTTGTTTCACGCGGTGCTGCAAGTGTTTACACAAACACAACAGGATTTGCGCAAAACATTGTTATGGGTGCAAGCCAGTGGGCAAACACAATGGCACTAAACGATAACGGCCGTCCAATTTACATTGCGGCTCAACCACAAAATGCTGGTGGCGCATTGCGTCCAGATTCATTGCGTGGAAATGTCGCTGGCCTTGATTTGTATGCTGATTTTGCTGCACCTGCTGGAAGTGATGACGGTTCAATGATCGTTGTAAACCCTGCTGCATACACATGGTATGAAGGCAACAATTATCAGCTACGCGCTGAGTCAACTGCTGACGGTTCAATCAATGTCGGTGTTTATTCATTCGGTGCTTGTGCAATCAAACTTGCTGGTGGAGCATTCCGCAACAACAAGTAAAAAACTAATCATGCGCCGTGGTCACTCCCGAACGCGGCGCAGCAGACGAAAGGGGCGGAAATGCCAAGCATTGTTTCTACGGCTTCACTTAGAAGCATTCTTGGCGTTTCCGTATCCCTCTATCCTGACAGTTACCTGGACGAAATTATCAACACCGCTGAGGCGGTCATTTTGCCAATGCTGGTTTCAAATTCCAACGCAATCAACGCTTATGAATTAGTTGATAACGTGGCACTTTATTACACACAACGCGAACACCATTTTGTTGCAGGTCAGTCAATAGTCGTGACGGGATTACCCGCACCTTTTAGCGCAACCGTGACCGTTGTTAAAACAGGCGTATTTCATTTCACCGCTGCAATCACAAGTGCAAATGTGACTTTGCGCGACATTATCCCAACAGGCACGGCCACACTTTCGGGTTATTCTGCCGTTGATATTTACGCCAATTCACCACCAATTGAATCAGCCATTCTTGCAGTCAGCGTTGAAGTCTTTCAATCACGCGTTGCCGCTGGTGGAGAAATTCAGGGCGTAGATTTTGCCAGCACGCCTTATCGCATGGGTCGCAGTTTGACCAACCGTGTCAGCACATTACTTCAGCCATTTTTAGATGTAGAAACGATTTGTCAATGACCGCATCAACAATTGCTGACACCCGCGCTGCATTGGCCAATTCATTTTCTGCTTTAGCTGCAAACGTTTATGCGTCAGTTCCCGAATCACCAATTCCACCAGCGATCGTTGTTGTTCCTGATTCACCTTACATGGAAGTTGTTTTAATCGGTAAGGCACAAACAAAAGTTAAACTTAACTTTGCAATCACGGCAATTGTTTCATCAAATAGCAATGCAGGTTCATTAGATAACCTGGAAAAACTAATCATCGGAATTCTTGCGGCAATGCCCGCAGGATATGTGGTTGACAATGTTGAAAAGCCAACAGTGTTAGAGGTTGGGCAATCCCCAATGCTTGTGGCTGACATCAATGTTTCAACCTATTACACACAGACAATCTAAGGAGAAAAAATGGCCACCACAGTAATAACTGGGAGAGATGTCACCTTTACCATTGGTGGCAACAATTTTGACGCTCAGGCAACTTCAGCAGTGCTTTCAAACTCACCAACAATGGTTCGTTATCAGACACTTGACGGCGTTGTTAACCGTCACATTGATGATGAATGGACTTTTGCGGTTGACATGCTTGCCGACTGGGGAGCATCACCTTCATTGTGTGAAACCCTTTGGGGCGTAACAGAATCAGACCCAAATACAGGGGTCACAACAGTATTGACCGCTGCAACAGGTGCAGTGTTCACATTCTCAGTGCTTCCAGTATTCCCAAGCGCAGGCGGTTCCGCACCTGATGCGCAGACCGTAACAATGTCATTTGTTGTCATTGGTACACCAGCAGAAAACTTCAGCTAAAACAAACAATCGGGAGACAAAATGAAACTACCAATCACAGTTGAATTCAATTCGGGCGAGTCAGCCACTTATGTGGCTGCTCCACCTGAGTGGGTCAAATGGGAAAAATCCACAGGTCACACGATCAGTCAGGCACAAGAAAAAATCGGTATATCTGATTTAGTGTTTTTGGCTTATCACGCCATGAAGCGGGAAGCCGCTGGAAAGCCAGTAAAGCCAATTGAAGCATGGACTGAAACCATTGCTGACGTGGTAGTTGGTGAGGCAGACCCAAAAGTTACGAAGTCGGAAGCCTAAGCAGAATCATTTGGGAATTGGTCATTGCGACTGGATTACCCAAATCTGAATTTGAATCGGCTGAGGACATTTTGACCGCAATCGAAATTTTGGAGAGGCGCAATGGCTGAAGATGCAGTTGCCTACGATAAGGCAGAATTGCGTGCAGTCATTCGCGCTTTCAAAGTCATGGACGAAGATTCTATTGCCGCCGCCAAAACCAAATCCAGCGCGTTGGCAGATTATCTTCAAAAAAAGATTCAATCAAAAGCGCGTGAAATCAGGTCAAACAAAGTTGCAACCCGAATTGCTGACGGTTCTACGGTGAGCAAATCGTCTAAAATTGGTGAAATCTCATTTGGTTTTGCCCGTCAAAAATACAGTGGCGGCGGTACAACGCAACAACTTTGGGGCGGTTCAGAATTTGGTTCAAACAAATACAAGCAATTTCCAGTGTGGTCAGGTCGAGAAGGTCGCGGTTCCCGTGGCTGGTTTATTTATCCAACATTGCGCGCCGAACAACCATATTTGGTGCGAGAGTGGGAAAATGGCTTTGACCAAATCTTGAAAGAATGGGACAGATAAATGGCTGGAAGTAGAACGCTCAAACTTGCGTTGCTGGCAGACATTGCTGATTTCTCGAAAAACATCAATTCTGCTGGAACCCAAAGCAAGACCCTGGGCGACCAATTTGAAGATTTTGGCAAAAGAGCAGCCCTGGCATTTGCCGCGGCTGCCGCTGCTATTGGTGCTTATGCCGCCGCCGCAATTAAGAATGCCGCAGCTGATGAAGCCGCACAACGCAATCTTGCTTTAACCATTGAAAACACAACAACTGCAACTTCAAAACAAATTGCGGGCGTTGAGGATTACATTAGCAAAACATCACTTGCAATTGGAATCACTGACGATCAATTGCGACCAGCATTCGGCCGTTTAGTTCGGTCAACAAAAGATGTGGAAGAAGCCCAAAGGTTATTGAATCTTGCACTTGATATTAGTTCGGCGACTGGGAAACCACTGGAAGCGGTGGCAAATGCGTTAGGCAAAGCGTATGACGGGAACCTAACTTCACTAAGCAAATTAGGCTTGGGACTTGACCAATCAATTTTAAAGTCAAAAGATTTTGATTTAGTCTTTCAATCACTGACTGGAACATTTGGTGGTTTTGCTGAGAATGAAGCCCAAAGCACTGAAAAGGCATTTGCAAGAATCAAAATTGCTAGTGATGAAGTTCAAGAACAAATTGGAACCGCATTGCTGCCCTTGATTCAAGAATTGACCGCATACATTCTTACTGATGTCGTGCCAGTAATTCAGCAATTTGTGAATGGCTTGACTGGGGTTGGTGGACTTGATGAAAGTTTGACGGATTCTGAAAATAGCGCACTTGAATGGGGCAAACGTATTCGAAGCCTTATTGGGACAGTGGTTGAATTCAAAGACGAATTAGTTGCCGTTGCAGCCGTCATTGGAACAGTTTTTGTTGTGTCCAAAATAAGCGCAGCAGTGACCGCGACAATTGCATTGATTAAAACACTCATTGCCGCTTACAACGCTTTGAAGGTTTCAGCAATCGTCACTGGTGTTGCAACCGCATTTGCATTAAACCCATTGTTGGGCGTTGGTGCAGTGGCTTTGGCCGCTGGTGTTTTATCAGCTGCAAATGCTTTGGCAAATTCAAGTAAAGGTGAAACAAATTTTGCGGTTGGTGGTGCGCCTGGTGCTATTAGTGGCGGGGGTGCTTCCAGTTCAGGTTCAGGTGGCACGGGTGGTGGCACAACATCAAGTGGCGGTGGTGGCGGCGGTGGTGGGGTCACGGCTGCCGTGGCATCAGCGGTTGCGGCAACAAAGGCCGTGGCTGGTGGTGGATTTACTGATTCACAGAATGCAGCACGTCTCATTGCAGCAGGCGGCGGGGGTTTCACTGATTCCCAAAATGCTGCACGACTAGCAGCACAAACACCAGTAATCAATTTAACCGTCAATGGCGCAATTGATAAGGAAGGCACTGCCCGCACGATCGTTGAAACTTT